AATGCACTAAGAGATACGGGATACATATTTTGAAAATCAACTTGAATAATTGCATTATTTTTATTTGATAATATTATTAAGTTCGCATCAGAAAATAATGCATTTGCTGGAGTTGATTTTCCAACCCTTTCGGCTGACGGATTAGATATAGATACACTAGGTGTAGTTGATGTATTTGATCTAAAATCTCTAAACTGCTTTCTATCTTTTGGAAATCCTATAGCAGTCATCCACTCATGTAATGACCTATAGTTTTCTAAAAACTCATCAACTATAAAACTAATAGTTAATTGTTCATATGTCAGTTTATCACCCATAACTGGAATGGATTTAAACGGAGTTTCAAACACAGCGTCACCCAGATTGATGCCGGGAATATTTGCAGCAGTTGTGAAAAACTCAACCTTCGGTAATTGGTTAATACCAAAACGAAATTGAGTTGGGCTAAGATAATCTAACTTATCTGGTTGTCTTTCTAGTGCAGTTGACATATAACTATTTATAAAGAAAAAAAGGGGAGAGCCGAAGCCCTCCCCAAGTTTATAGTTAAGTTTCTTATTCTTACATTAGGTTCAATACTTTTACCCGACGATAGTAAGAATTTTGGTTCGCTGTAAGTGCGATTGTAGCAGCAGTATTTGCAGCTTCGGCACCAGCAACGGCGAATGGGTTAGCAGCCATACCATAACGGGTTTTGAAACCAATTTTGGGCTGGAAGTTACTCTCACCAACCGCACGAACCATTTGCAACGGAACGTATGGGCAGTAGAAGAAACCAGCATCATAAGGTGATGTACCCTTATAACCAACAACATAGTACTGACTTGCAGAACTATTTGCTGAGTATGGATCAACATAAACCTTATAACGACCATTCATCACACCAGCAAATGTGGTGGATGTATCATCAACATTTAGGTTGTTGTTGAGGGCAGGAGTGTAATCAAGAACACCGGCCATCTGAAGTGCAGAAGCAACATCAGCGGAACAGATGATCATGTTACCCTTGCCACGACGAGTCTGTTGACCAATCGCATTGGCATCACGCTCAATTTGGAACATCAAACCTTTAAACTTCTCAACTGACCAACGACCATTTGAATCGGTGTCAAGATCGAAGATACCAGCAGTTGTTGTATTGATTTGTGCGCCAGATTCAGCAGTCTTGTAGATAGAACGAACAACCTCACGGTTGATTTCTGCAAGAATTTCTGTTGAAAGAATGTTAGCAAGCTCTGTCTCGGCATCCAAACCGTGGATTGCTTTGAGGTCTTGAGCAAGTTCCATTGAATACTCAGCTTTCAATGCACGAGAAACTGCCGTAACAGTTGACTTATCAATACTGAATGACATCTCAGCAAAAGCGTTTGTTCCGCTATCGCCAAGTGCTTCACTTTGAGCAGTTGTCATACCAGTTGCGAATGTGTAAGTTCCAGCAGAAGGGCTGTCATTAAGAGCAGCAGGATTGCTTTCACTTGCACCAATGTCGCCGGGACCAGAAGTTGTACCAGCAGCGTTCTGGTTCGAGAAGTCACCAGAGAAACCGTTCGCAGCTGCGCCGGTTGTCTCATCGACCAATGCTTCTTCACCATCCATCGAAGCATGACGGGCACGCATTGCAAAGATAAGTCCTGTTGGACCTGTCATTGGCTGAACGCCACACACATCATATGCGATAAGATTTGGCATTGCACGGCGAACTAGTGAGATCAAAATTGGGTCCCAATTTGATACGCCGGACACATTACCTGTAGGAACGGATTCCGAAAGGAATGCTGAATCTTCTCTTAGAGCTTTTTCTTGGTTTTCGAGGATAACAGTGGTAACAGACCGCTTATAGGCATCTTCGATCCTTGGAAGATCGGGATGTTCTAGGACTGGCGACCACTTTTCTTGTAGATGTTCTGCTTGAAACATTTGTTTCTCCTTTGTTTTTATTACATCTATTTATTATAATATTAAACTTAGCGCCCGTTAATACGAGTCTCGACACGACCAATAGCAGACAAGTATGCCTTCATTGTATCACTCGTATCAATGTCCTGTGCGGCGCTTCCGTAGTCATCTTCATCATGAATAAAAGTCTCTTCTAGGTTTTCAACTTTTGGAAAATAGTTTTCCTTTAGGGTGTCGAGTTTGGCACGGAAACCAGCTTCATCCCCAAAGTCAACATCTTCTACTAGAGAGGCAAACTTCTCAACTTCTGTATCGGTCAAATCAGAAGCAACTTCTGCAATGACCTGTTCCCGAACCAACTCAGAGTTCGTAGAATTCATTTGGATATTAGATTCCATAGTTGAATTCAACTGCTCTTCCAGTTCAGCAATCTTGTCAGATTGTGCTTCCAGAACGTCATATCTTTCGTCTGGAACGTCAATGTAATGATCTTCAAACAACTGTTTCAAACCAGAAATAAAGTCTTCAGCAATCTCACCTTTGAGTCCACGCTCAATTGCTAACTCATTTTCTTTCATCCATTCCTCAACAACATAATCGAGGTATTGATCTACTTTTTCTGCAAGTGACTGTTTATACTCATCGACTTCTTCAGCAATTGCAAGTTGTTGCTCTTCTACAATTCGTGTAACTTCTTCACGGGTCTTTGATTTAACGGCCGCTTCAAAGATTGTTGCGGCTTTCTGCATGAATTCTTCAGAAAGGTCTTCGCCTGCTACCAAAGCTTCAACGTCAGCAGTGATATCAATGTTCTGAATATGCATCTCTACAGCTTCAGCGACTTCATCTTCCTTTTTTTCTTCATCATCATGCATACCATTCATCATGGAGCCATATGCAGCATAAAGGTTTTCTTTATTCATGCCCATCATCTTCTTATCCATAGCAGCCATGAGTTCTTTTTTACTCATTTTTTTATCTTCGTCTTCTTCTTCTTCGACTTCTTCTTCGTCGTCGTCTTCTTCATCTTCTTCGTCATCTTTGTGAGCGGCTTCCTTGACCTTTTTCATTTTTTGTATTGGGTCAGGCTTACCTTCACCTTTTTGTTGTGCATCACCAGAAACTTCTGATGCTTTATCAGCAGCAATATCAGTTGGCGAACTAGCTGCATCAGGCTCAACAACGGCTTTACCGCCATCTTGAATTTCAGCATTACCAACTGCTTTTAGTTTTTTCTTTCCCTCGGCAGGAACAGAACCCTTTTTCGGGGCATCAGCATCAGAAGCTTCTTCAAGTTCAGCTAATACCTCCGCTTCGAGTTCCTCAATTGTTTGATCTAATTCAGACATAGGAAGTCTCCTTTTTGTTAAATATTATTTATAACTTATAATTTCTTGAGGAATTTAGCAAACTCCAATGCTTCCATATTTGCTTGCCTTTGACGCTTTTTAACATCAAATTTCTTTTTCACTTCTGCAACATGCGCCTCAATTAACGAACCATTGTTCCAAACCCATTCTCTCCCCTCCATAACACCTTCTACAAAAGCGTTTGGAGCAGATGGGTCTGCAACAATATCAGCAGCAGCCGCAAGGTAAAAATCATCTCTCACATACTTGGCACCATTCCTCTCGTCCAAGCTTCCCATGCCTCTAGATGAAACACCTAATTTGGTTCCCTCGTCCATTAAAGTTTTGACGATTTTACCCATAGGTGTTTCTAAAATACGAGCCTCACCAATAACATCACTACCATCTGGTTTTAATGATGTAACTAGGTGAGAGACTCTTTCAAGGTTGACTGTAGGGCCATCTGGATGACCTAACTCACCAAATGCCCTATTCTCATCAACAAATTTCTTATTATAGTTAGCAACTTCTTTCATCAACACATCTTTAGGATAGATACGACCATTACGGTTCTTGACATCACCCTGCATAAAGATGCCACGAATCTTGTAATCTTTCTTACCGTTTTCTTTCTCTTCACAGATGTATTCTACATCTTGAATTGATTCTGAAATTAATTTTATATTCATGCGCCCGGATGTCCTTGTGCAACTTCTTCAACATAAACAGCGCCGTCACTACTGGCAGTTTCATTGATTACTGAAATACGGAATTCGGTCTCGGCTCTATCGTAAAGAAGAAAGCCCGGATCATCTGCTGTTCCAGATTCTAATAGTATCCCGTTTGCTCCTGTATCATCATCATTCTGTGCTACAGGAACTCCAGAAGCAAATCGTAGTGCCCGTTCTACATCAGGAACTACTGTTGTTGAGGTGTTTGCTTTTAAATAAAATCCATTTGTGGAAGATGCCGTAGGATAATCATCTGAAATAAGAAAAAGAACATCATTGCCGCCAAACTCTGTTACTCTGTATGAGGAAGATGGGGATAATTTGCCAATGATAGCTTCATGTGCTGCGTCATCAGCTGTCTGTGCTGCTGTAACTGTGCCAGCAACTCGTAATGTTTTAAATGACATACCCTACTCCTATGTTGATAACATTTCTTTTTCAAAGTATCTCATCAGTTCTTTCTCAGTAACACCGAACTTTTTTGATACTTCTCTTATAGTTTTCTCAAAAGTATTTAGGAAATCTGAAGGTTTAGCATCCATGATTTTGAAGATAGAATCAACAGATTTCCGCATTTTAGGAGACAATTTCTTGTATTCCTTTGATGCTTTGTGTTCATCTCTTTCAAAAACTGTGGTTTGATAAACTTCATTCAGTTTCTTTAGCATTGTTAACCTTATTGTTGACAAAAGAATTAGCTAATTCTTTTCTATTGGACTCCAATGAGCCACCTACTTTATTCATCATAGCATCTGAAAATTGGGTTTCTGCTTTTATATTATCACCAGATTCAATGGCATCTACAATTGATCTACTCATTTTCTACTCCTGTGGCTCTTGTTTTGGCTCTTCTTTTGGAGGTTGTTCTTGTGGATTGTATGTTGTACTATCCTCTGCATCCCCCGGTTCCCCAGCTTTACCTTGTGCAGTATCATCTCTCCTAATACCACCATGAGCATCAGGAAGATTTATACCACCATCTTCTGGGTCCATACCAGCCTCTTTATTTATTTGTTTCTGCATTTCCTCAATTTCAATATCAGTCAATCGTAGAACATTCTTTTGTACCCACTGTTTACTGAAGAATGTGCCGACATATGCTTCTATTTGATTCAAAGTATTAATTCTATCATTAAGAAGTTCTGCATCTTTCAACTCTGAAAAATGTCCGTCAGCCAAGAAATCATACTGAATATGTTCTTGAATATTTTTCCAATCATCAGGCGATATAACACCCTTCAATAAAAGTTGTGTTTTTAGAATATCAGTGAATAGTGGAACAAACTTCTTTCGTATTCTTTGTACAAACTTAGTAAATTTAAGTTCATCTCTAGTAATTTCAGTTGAACGACCAAGAGTGAATTGAGATTCTGCTTCTAATCTTGAAATAGGAACATTTAGTGACCTAAACAGTTTTCTTTGGAAGTATACAATATCGTCAATCTCACCAAGATTTTGACCACCGGGAAGTGTTGTAATCTCTGTGCCTCTACCACCTTCTCGACGTGGGAGCCAGAAATCTTCCAACATACTCATATGATTTCTATCATCACGAATTTCACCAGTAGACGCATCATATACCAATTTGTTACGATAACGATTCATAACATCTTTAAGATATTGTTCTGCCTTTACCTTTGGTAGATTACCAACATCAATGTAAAATATTCTACGCTCTGGTGCCCGTGAGATACGATAGATTACCAAAGAATCCTCAACCATTCTCAACTGGTTTACAGGTTTAATTGCTTTGTGGAGATATGACAGTACTCTACCACCATTACCATCAATCACACCAGAAGGAACATAAGTGATAGCGTCTGGATGAATTTGAATCCCTTGACTAGCTCCTGTTGAACCTAATCCTTTTTCATTGTAAAGAAAGAACTCTTGAACTTTTTTAATTTTATCGACACCAGTTTTTACATCTTTTTCTTTTTCAATTTTTCTTACTTTTTTAATTTTAGTGGCATCAATATATCTAAGTTCAGTTATTCCTTTTCTTGGTGTTTTTTGGTCAATGATTTTATGAAAATAAATGCGCCCATCAACATACCATCTACGGAAAAGGTCATGACCTTTTTCTTCAAACTTGAGAAGACGTAATACTTCATCAAATTCTTCTGTAATTGTTTTTTTGATTTTGCTTGAATATGGAATATTGTCTAGGACAATTTGAACAGCAATATCTCTTTCGTTTGCAACAATGCCTTCATTTATAATATCTTCAATAGCAGTATCGCATTCTGATTGTTGTGCAATGTCTCTATACCGACGAATCAAATCTAAGTCAGTCTTTTCCCTTCCATCAGTATTTAGATAGGAAGCACCGAATCCGCCACCAGCTATGTCTACTGCACCATCATCAGAGGTTGGGGCGGTAAAAGATGTACCGCCCTCTTCCCCCTTAGATTTGCTTATTTTGTATCCAAAAAGTTCTGCCATAATAACTCCTACTAATTCTTACCTATATTTAGTAGGTTTAATATTAGAAGTTTACAGAGGAAGCTTCAAAGTGTTGATATCTCCATGTGCATTCAAACTCTTCAATTGCGTCAGCAGAGCCTGCATCAAGTGGAATTGCGGCGATACTTAGAGGCCACGCACTTCTGAAAATATATGTTTTCAAAACTGTGTCATCTCTATCCATTTGTGCTACTGTTAAGTCTGTTTGATAATCAGCTGCTGCTACAACACCAGTTCCTTCAGCAAGATCATTAATACCGTTTGACCATAATTCCAATGAAGTTCTAAGTGCAAAATCAGTATCATTCAAGAATGTTGTTGTCCATGGTTCATCAAAAACACGGTCACCAGCAACATATATATTCCTACCACGAAATGGAATTGCAATTTCTGGAAGAGAAAAAGCTGGTAATGTTGATGCTTTACACAAGAATGATGCTCTACGAACATCTAATCCTGTAGCAATTCCTGTCGGCGGTGTAATTGTCACCTTAAATTGGTTTGCTCTTGCACCACCACCAATCAATTGGGCTTTAAAATCGTCTATCTGTGCCATGTGAAGTTACTCCCTAAAATTAAAATCTACCAACTACTTCGTCAAATTCCACACCAGTACGAACTGCTACGAAATTGAGTGTGATAAAGTTAATTGACCTTGCTGGTTTGATATAGATATCACCAATAAATTCATTTCTATCTATGACCTCACCAGTATTATTCGTATCATCACAGACCACTCTAAAGTCAAAGATACCTCTACGACCTTGAACATCTCTCAAGAAAGGTTCAACCAAGTTTCTGAATGATGCTCTCGTAAATTCATCGTTGAACTCAAAGAGTTGGAATTTAGAAGCTGTTGCAATTGCTTTTTCTAGAACCAAGAACAATCGTCTTACGTTAATTCTATCGAAAGCACTTGGTTTTGAAAGTGCAGTTTTATCACCAAACAGAACCACACCTTGACCGGGGAAATCAACAACAGGATTAACTCTTGCTCTATAAAGTTGATCTCTTTCAGATTTCTTTGGTGAATATGAAAGTTTAATAGCACCTCTCACATTACCACGATTAAGACCAGCTGGTGAGAACCAAGGGTCAGCAACATTATCTGTGAAAGCACAAAGACCCGCTGTATCGCCGTTCATTGGAACAAAACGATAAACATCATTGTACTTGTCATACATGTATTTGTATCCACTATCGAATACCATGTATGAAGAAGATGGGCAAACATTGAAAGCATCAACAACATTTTCTGTAGCTGTTTGCGAACTTGAAACACCTACTGTTGCTGCCCGATATGGAGAAACAAATGCGACACAATCTCTTCTCTCATCCGTTAATGAGGTTAACATGGTTACATGTGTGTCTTGTGTGGCTTCAGTATTACCATCCCCACCACCTTTTCCACCAAGGACAAGATTAACGTCAATTGTTTCTGTATCTCTAAATTCATCATAACCTTTTTGAAGTTCACCAGCAGTTACAGCAAAATCGTCAACGCCATTTTTTAGAATTGTATTTGTTGGTGTATCAAGAGCAGCATATGAAGTTGCGCCAGATTCGCCTTCAACCTTACTACCAGCATTAGCGGCACTTCCATCTGTTCCATCTAAGAGAATGTTATCACCAGCATCTGTTCCAGCACCATCTGTTCCACCATCTTCCATTACAATGAAAGTTTCTGCTCCATCAAAATCTGTTCCCCAGTTAAAACCAGCAGAGTTGTGGTCCATCTGATAAACAAAACTTGAAGACCTAAAGATTTTATCGGCGTAGTATGTGCTATCACCTTGTGGTGACTTACCAAAAATATTTTTAGAAAGATTTGGATAAGTTTCTAAAATAGCATTGGTTCTATTTCCAGCTGCAAGAGCAGAGAAACCAGTTATTTCCCCAAGATGATCAAATACGACAATATGCATTTCATCGTCAGTGCCTCGTTGATTGTTGGTTGCAAAATCTGATGTGCCGGGAGCAGCATCAAATAAATCATACCATCTCCAGCGCCGACGAACACTTGTTCCAGATGCAATTTCTGTTTGAAGTCCGCTACCAACTGGGTCATCTTTTAATTTAACTGTAATTGTAGCTGCACCAGTATCCACAGCTACAACTTGATATTCAAATCCTAGTGTTTCAGCAAAGTTAACAATATCATGAATATTAAAACCAGCAGAAGATGTAAGACTGATAATTTTCTGACCTTTTGACTCTGTTCCACTTGTTGTTGTTTTAGCTAATTCCTCATAAGCAGTTGCCGACGCACAGATAGAAACACCAACTGAATTTCCATGAGCGCCAGCAGTCCTTGCAGCCCACTCACCAACCGAACCTTGTCCATCAGCAAAAGCATCTTCGTAATGATCATCATCTCTAATGATAAATGATGAACCAGATGCAATAGCATTTTTAACACCAGATTCACAACGAACAACACTCAATTGATCTGAATATTGAAGGAAGTTTGCAGCGGTGAAAAAAGTTTCAAATTGGTTGCCAGAATTTTGTGGCTCACCAAAAATCTTTACTAATTCTTCCTCACTGCCTAATCTTACAATAGAACCAACTGGACCTTTTTTAAATGCTCCAGAAATAGCACCAATCGTTGTTGGAACTGCTGGAACGATACCTGTAAGATCAATTTCTCTTACGTGGACGCCGGGAGATACAAGGAAACTCATGTCTTTACTCCTATATCAGACTTCAAAACGAAAGAAACTGAAGTCTATGTTATTTCAGAATATTTATAATATCTGATTTCTTAAAACCTCATTTTATATGTGTTATAACATATAAATAATATTATGAACGAACACTATGAAAAATACAAAGAGACAATCAAAAAGGTTGCTCGTAGAAACTATCGAAAGAGAATTGTTCTATTAAATGATTTTTTGGCAGAACAATCGTGTATGCATTGTGGTGAAAGTGAAACAATTTGTCTAAAGTTTCATCCACATGATTCACAAATTCGTAAACTAACAAAACGAGTTGGGACTAATAATGAAAGCAGAAAAGAGATATTTCATCTAATAAGTAAATCAATAATTCTGTGTTCAAATTGTTTTATCAAAGTTGATAACGATTTGATAGAATTTATATGATTACCAATTTGTATTATAATCCCTGACAACAGTGGTCCATCTAGTTCCATACTCATCAACTTCATCATCAAGAGCAAGAGGATCATCAATACCATTTACTATAAATCCAAATGGGGCCATATCTTGCTCTAGCATATCTTGCTGTTCTTCCATCATAGTCATTCGTATATCATTATCTGTCAATTCTTTAAAGTATGTTTGATCTGTAGCCCAACCAAATATAAACATACAGGCAACCAAATCATCATTGCATCCATCGTCAGCAGTATACGATGAACCTTTAATAATAAAGGTGGACAACTCATTGACACAATCATAATCTTCGACAATAAGTTTGTTATCCTCAATCAATTGTTTGAGATTTGAACATCCAATCTTCTTCACAGCTTTAGTTGTTCTTACCCCCAATTGCGCCCGCCCCCCTGAGAAGCCCGCTCCAAGGACTTGTCCCGCCCGCCCACGCATGGAAGCCATAACTAGGTTGTCATACTCCAAATCAAACTGTAAAGTATTTGCGACCTGTTCGCCTATGTCATTTACCTCAATCATTACATATGCGTTGTTATATGCCTTTGCAACTTCATGAATCTTGGTAGGAAACAGTAGTGGTTTAATTTCATTATCTCTAAACTTTGCAACAAGCTTATACGGTATCTCTGTAACATCGAATACTATAAATGCAGAATAATCATTTGCCGTCCCTCTGGAAACATCAGCAGTCAGCATATATGTGTGATTTTCTTCTGGACGAACATGAATATCTATTCCAACATTTGAGTGAATAGGTGTTCTATATGTAAGTTGTTTTAGTTTCATAGAACTTATTAGAGTGTCTATAGACCCTAGAAACTCACATTCAAACTCTGAATTGAATTGTGATTGGGATGTGTTTCGTATTGTTTCTTCTTTCCAAACTTCATCTCTGCCGGGAACTTCACTCCAATGAACTTCTGTGGGAGTATAATCATTTCTATTTTCTTCGGCATCAACCCATATCTTATAGAACATATTCATACCGTGTGGAGTAGAAACAATAATAACTTTTGTATTTTGACCAGAGGTAATTGTAGGATAAACAGATGCAAAGAATTGTTCTGCAACATTGGAAGGAACGAAAGCAAACTCATCCAAGAAAATAATGTTATATGAACCACCACGAATAGCACTTGAAGAAGTGGCAGCTGCTATAATTTTACTACCGTTCTCTAATTCTATATTACCTTTGTTCCATGCAACAATACCTTGTTGCATCCACTTAGGAAGATTTTCATATGCGAGTTGTAGTCTTGCCAAAATATCTCTAGCAGTTGATGACTTGTTGGCAAGAACAGCAATATTTACATTTGGATTAAACAATGCATAATGAAGAAGGTAACTGATAATAGTAGTAGATTTACCAGACTGTCTAGGTAGTTTAAATATACTAAACCTGTGTTCATGCATGGTTTCAACCATACCTTTTTGAAAATCGTACATATCAAAAGGCACAAGTCCTTCATCCAACGAAACTATTCGGACATAGTTTTGAATGAAATGAAGAGGGTCTTCAGCACACTTATGATATTCTTTGATATCATCTTTTGTGAACTCAACAGCAGTATTTGCTTTCTTGAGATTGGGATTACCCAGATATTGATTTTGGTCAGCCATTATACCTCTTCATCTACTGTGATTTCTTTGGTAATGCCGTTGGATGCGTTTATAGTATTTCTTCTAGTAGATTCAGCTGCAATAGTTAAATCTGCTAGAAATTCATTTTTAGATGCTTCATCTCTGAATATAGAAGTGTATGTTAATACTAAACCATCATCACTTGGAGACACAGAAAATGATGTTCTTTTTCCAGTGTCAACATAGTTTTCTTCCATATAACTTAATACTTCACTACTCATTTTTTCAAAATCAGTATCAGCATCTGGTATTGTGCGAACCAAAACTTTTTTCCATGCCATGATTATCTCCTGATATGTTTAAATATTTATCCGTTTCTAAATCCTCAAATTCATATAATACAACACGTCGAGTTTCGCCCTCACCTTTTTGTTTTTTCATTTTTAGGGAGACTAATTCTTCAGCTTCCTCTCCTTCAAATCCCATTGCTTTCACAATAACATTTG